GTGCCCCCGTTCCTTACGTTCTTTTATTTCCTTTTTTTCCCTGGGGGGAGGGGACACACGGGGAGTGAAAGGTAGTACAATAGTTTGGGCTGTGTACAGTAAAAAGCGGCCCGCGCGGCGAGAGACGAATAGCGCAGGGGAGGACGTAAGGACTTGGTGCACGCCGTGTTCACGGCCGCCTCTACATTCGCTGTGCGGGGTGCGAAGCGCCTCGATCGTTGCTCTTTTTTCTTTTTTGACATTTCGCCCCGCCTCGAGCGAAGCTTTTCGCTCGTTCAGTCGCGCACATAAGTCGACGCACGCGGAGAGCTTTCGCCCGCCGCGTTGCGAAACGTTTCGATCGTGTGTGGAAGGGCGGCTTACGCCGCCGCTTCGCTTAAACTTCTGCTATGTAGAACTGATGATCGTTCCAGACCGTTTCGGTCTCGGTCGCGTCGTAATGCTCTTCTTTCATTTGTTTGTCGAACAGCGCGCGGAGGTTGGCTTCTGCCTCTTGTTTGGTGTCCCCTTTCGCCATCCATTGAATTCCGTCTTCTAGAAGGTTGAAAACGTCGCTTGGCTTCGGCAGTAAATAAGCTATGAACATTGGCTTCTCCTACTATGTTCCGGTGGGGTGGTGGGGGCGACTTGCGCCGCCCCCGGCCTTTCTCAGTTCGTGAACTTCGCGACCCACTCGGCGGGAGCTTCCAGCTCGTCGCCGTCCACTTTCAATACTCCGGTACCGGCCACCACCTTCTGGAGGGCGAGCCGCCCCGTCATCCGGAGGCGTCCTTCCCAGCCCTTCGATCGGTTCTGCCAGCGGCTGTGGTCGACGCCGTTCAGATCGAGGATGTGGAGGAACTTGTCGATCGAGATCTTCGCCTTGTCGTCGAGGCATTCGCCCGCGAGCGATTGCGCCAGCCAGTCCCAGCAGGAGCGTTGCGCCCGCTTGCCCTCGGCCTTGTTCCGCTCCGCGTACTTCGCCTTGTACGCGGTCTTCACGACGCTGCCCTTCTTTGCAATGTCGGCCGCGACTTCGCTGTCGATGCCGTCGAGTTCCACGATGTCTGCGAATGTGTGTTCCATGCTGTTCGTCTCCTGTGGCTGCGGGTTGCCGGGGCCGGAGCCTCCGGGCGACGAGGGCCGCGCCGCCCCCCATCGCACGAGCATTGTACCACGGCGAGCGCGCTCGCGCAATGCGACACGGTGTCGCATATTGTGCGCGCCGCGCAACATCGCCATGCGTTCCGCGCATGCTTCGAGACCCCCCGACCTTCGGCTCGTTTTCAACGAGCCGAAGGCGGGACCCGTTTCGGCGATGAACCACGTGCACCGCGCGTATCAGTGGCTCCGCGTCGAAACTATACTTGACAGGCCCCTAACCACGTGCTAGACTGTGGCGCACAGCATATGTTGGTGTGCGCCACTACTGGAGAGTACGTATGGAAAATCGTTATCAGGCATACCGAAGGCGGCAGAGAGAAGCCATGGAGGAACGTGTGTATAAACTAGAAACAAAAATTATAGAATTAGAACTAGAAGTCAAATATTGGAAGGAGCAATATGAGTGGGCGAAAAAACATCAACTTAAGGGTATTAGGTAGGTCTTCCGCCGCCCCCTGAATATCAAATAATATACTTGACGGGCGCGCACCCCCGTGCTAAAATTCGTCCTACGAATTTTAGTTCCACAGGAGCACCAATCATGGCTGGCCAATATGACAATCTCATCGGAGAACTCACCCCCGGTCAAACCGGCTGGCTCCCTTTGGATGACGCGGGAACCCCCTCCGGTCCTGCTACAATTCAGCCCCCGCCCGGTCCCAACGCCAAAGCTTGCTCCGTCAAGGCGAGTTCCACGGAAGAGGTGGCTCAGGGTTGGGATGCACTTCTGACTTCTACTGGCGCGCCGATCACCGATCACAACGTGAGCAACGTGGATCGTCGTTTCCCCAACGACCCTGCGAATCCCGCCCCGGTTACCCCCAACATCACTTCGCTTACTCCCGCAACCGGTCCTGCTGGCGCGGATTTGGCTTTGACAGTTCTGGGCACAAATCTGACCGGAGCGACGGCAGTTACTGTAGGTGGAACGCCAGCAACGCTTGGCGCTGTGAGCGGAACTGCAGTCGAAGCGACGGTTCTAGCGGCCACAATGGTAGCCGGGACCCTACAGGTTTCGGTTACGACGCCGAACGGCACGTCCAACGAACTCCCGTTAGAAGTAACTGGAGCTGCAACATTGGGTTCACACAGGAGGAAGTAGAATGGCAGAGGCTAAAGTTAATCCAGGAATGGCAACCACGTACTCGGGTGGACAAGGCCCGGTCGAGCCGTTCGACCCGAAAGAATACGCCCTTACCCGCGACGAGATCAAGGGTTTGGTCGGCGATTTGGCTCCCGGCGAAATTGCCCACCTCAAATTGGATGACCACGGCAAGCCGACTGGAAAGGCATTCCGTGAGATCCCGCAGAAGGGTGACGTAACCGCCCCTGTTATGGCACCCGCGTCGGTAATTCCGGACGAGCTAGTTACGCCCACCGGAGCGCCGATTACGAAGCATATGAACCCCGAGCCGAAAATGTGGGATGACGGCATGCTCGCTCGAAACCCGCCCCCGGAAGGTGGACGCCCCGGCGACAAACCGAAGGGTCCAATTGGCGGCGGCGTGGTGAATACGCCCGTCACCAGATAGATCTAGAAGTCAGGTGATCTTTGGACGACCGAATTCCCGGCGACTTGGTGGCACTTCCCACCATGCCTTATAACGAGCGTCCAGCGGAACTTCCTCTGGACGTTGAAGAATGTCGGACCGCCATTTGGATGGCGTCCGGAAATATCTCTGAGGCGGCGAAGCTCCTTAAAACGACCTCCATTCGGTTAAGAACCTTCGTCAAGAAGAGTCCCTACCTGTCGGCGGAGGTGCAGGAATCCGCCGACAGGCTAGTGGATATAGCGGAAAGCAACGTTTATGACGCCCTCACAGACGAACTTGATCCTTCGCGGCGTGATACAATGTCTCGATTCGTGCTCACGAATATTGGCAAGAACCGAGGGTGGGGAACAGCAGGTGGAGGAAATGTCAGCATTAAGAATTCAGCTGGAGGAACTATTGTCGTCCAATGGGCAGACGGCACCCAGCTTGGGGCGGAACCAGATGAGATGAAAACTATCGAGGGAGAAGTTCTCAAAGAGACGGGGTGACACAATGGCAGCAATGGCAATTAGCATTCTGTGGTTCCTAATAGGGATCATAATTCTATCCGGTGTGGTCTATCTCGCCATTTGGGTTATCGAAAACTTTGTCCAACCCATCCCGGAGAAGATAAAGCAGGGCATTTGGGTTATAGTACTTATCCTGGCAATTATAGCACTAATTACCGTCTTGGCAGGTGGCGGCCCGAATCCCTTTCACTGGACGAAGTAACATCGAACCAATGCCGCCGCTCGACACGACACAACCGAAGATATGTAAGGGGTGCTAAATGGGTGAATCCGTAAGGTCAGACAGCGACGAGCGAACTGTCAACAACGTGGTGCGCCACGAATATCGCGTCTTAACGGACGACGAGAAGGCGCAGATGAAATCGCTCAAAGACATGGGCCTTGAGTTCATCATTTACTGCAATAATATCCATCCCGGCTCGCGCGAACTATCGCTGGCGATTACGAAAATGGAAGAGGCGGTCATGTGGGCCGTCAAACATGTGACGAAATGATGCTAGCTCCACAGGAACAAGCGGTAACGCCAATAACGATACCCTATGTTCCGCGTGAGCACTTCCGCGCCCTACACGCAACCACGAAGCGGTGGGGATTCGTTGTAGCGCACCGACGCGCTGGAAAGACGGTGGCACTATGCAATCAAGTCATACGCAAGGCGCTGGAAAACAAGCGGAGTTTCCCTCCCCCGCGTTACGCCTATATTGGACCATCTTTTGCGCAAGCGAAGGATCTCGTCTGGGGATATTACAAATACTACACGGGTGTCCTCCCACAAGTAAAGGTGATGGAAGGCGATCTTCAAATCACCCTACCGAATGGAGCAATGATCAACTTGTACGGCGGCAGCGCCGCTTATGAGAGGATGAGGGGTCTCTATTTCGATGGAGTTGTGGCAGACGAATACCCTATGCTTAATCCTAGTATGCTTGGTACTGTTATTCGCCCTTGTTTGGCTGACTATCAAGGGTGGGCCGTTATAAGCGGTACTTCCAACGGCGATGATCACTTCCACGATCTGAAAAAGAGGGCCGAAAAAGAAGGCGACAAGTGGGATATATATTCTATCCCGGTTGATCAGACCGATGCGCTGCCCGAAGATGAAGTCGCGGAGATGCGCAAGGACATGACGGCGGACGAGTTCGCCCGCGAAATGATGTGCAGCTTCGACGCGCCCATCGAAGGTAGTTATTATGGAGACGTGGTTAACGAAATCCAGCTTGCCGGACAAATTACCGGCGTCCCCTATGATCCAAATTCGCTGGTGTGGACATCTTGGGATCTGGGCATTGATGACGAGACTGTCATTTGGTTCATGCAGCGTTGCGGAAGAGAGCTACACGTTATTGATTATTTTCAAGGGTCCGGGAAAGGCCTCGATTACTACGTGGCGCAAATTAAGTCGAAGCCCTACGCATACGGCTGTCATGTTCTCCCGCATGATATCAAGGCGCGGGAATTGGGCACTGGTGTCTCGCGCAAGGAAGTGCTCGATGGCATGCTGCCAAATACGTTCGTCTGTCCGCAGCACAAGGTGGAGGATGGAATTTCCGCTACAAGGGCTGCGATAAGGACGATGTGGATCGACGCCGTGCGTTGCGAGCCGGGAATTATGGCGCTGCGGAACTACCACAAAACCGCGACGGGAAAGCCCCTCCACAATTGGGCTTCCCATCCCGCGGATGCAATTCGGGTGGGTTGTGTTGCGCTCAACATGATCCAGCCAATGGTTGGCGGGTCGAACGTAATCGGAATAGGCGAAGGCGCACTTCGGCGCAACCTCAAGCGGATGGCTAGTGGGCCGAGGAGATATCGATGACCGAAAAATTGTGGGTATGGATTGCTTGGCGTCTTCCTCGGAAACTAGTGATGTGGTGCGCTATTCGAGTTGGCGCTCACGCCACACAAGGTAAATATAGCAATCAAGAAGTGCCCGCGTTGGGGTTTATGGACGCGCTGAAGCGCTGGGAGTAATTCGATGAACTATAACAAACCTCCCGGAGACGGCCAGCCTCTCGACCGGCTATTCGATAACGGCGTTGTAGGTCAGCTTGGGGTGCTCGAAGGGTCTGGATCGAATTACGGTGACGGGGAAGACGACAACATATACACCGCGTCGGTGCGGGATCTCATCGAGGATGCCGTCAGCTTCGAAGAGTCAGTCCTTGGACCCGCTCGTGACGATAATCTGAGGTTCTTCTATGGTGAAATCCCAGAACCAGAAGGCGAAGGAAAATCTACAGCAGTATCTACCGATTTTCGGGATACTGTCATGGCTATTCTTCCTAGCCTTATGCGTATTTTTACTTCCACTGAAAATGTGGTGAATTGCTCGCCGAACTACAAGGGCCAAGAAGAAATGGCCCGGCAATGCACAGATTATCTCAATCATATTCTTTGGGAGGATAACCCCGGCTTCCTGATCATCCACGATATCGTCAAGGATGCTCTGCGGTGCAAGACGGGCGTCGTGCGTTGGTGGACGGACAACGAAGAGGAAGTGACGGAGCAAGAATACCACAACGTAACTCAAGAGCAGCTCCAATACCTCATCAGCGAGAATCCGACCATTCAAGTGGTTAGCAGCGAACCCGATCCGCAAAATCCGCAGGTTCTGGCTACCCTCAGAATTCGCTTTACGAAGTCTCAGCCGATGACGAAGATCATGTCGGTGCCGCTGGACGAATTCCGAGTGTCGCGGAAGGCCAAGGACGTCGAATGTGCGCCTCTGATTGGCCACGACCAGATCGTGAACGCGTCGGAACTGGTCAAGCAGGGTTACGACCTGGAAGAAATCCGCGAATATATGAACCAATCGTCGGATAATTACTCCACCGACCGGCTGTTCCGGAATCAGGGACTGGATCAAGGGGATCTGTCCGATGCATGGGATGTTCGTTACGGTTGTTATTTCGTCCGCATTGATAAAGATGGCGATGGAATCGCTGAGCTACGTGAAATACATACTATCGGCGATGATCATCACATACTCTATGATGAGGTTGTTCAATACGCGAACTTTGCTGTTTGGTGCCCTGATCCTGAGCCTCATACTCTTGTGGGAGATTCCCCGGCTGATCTCGTAAAAGACATCCAAGTCATCAAGACGAATATGCTCCGGGGGTCCTTAGATTCGCTGGCACAGTCTATTTGGCCTCGGACGGTGTTCAATCAGACCGTCACCAACACCGACGACGTTTTGAACGACGAGATCGGTGCCCCCATTCGCACCACGGGTTCACCGCAAGATTCGGTGATGTCGATTACGCACCAATTCGTCGGCCAGCCCGTTTTCCAGATGTTCGGAGTGATGGAACAACTCCGACAGGCCCGCACCGGTATCTCCGACGCATCGAAGGGAGTCGATCCTCGTGCGCTGCAGAGCACGAACGTAACCGGTATTGATGCGATCGTACAAGGGGCACAGGAACGGATCGAACTGTGCGCCCGTATTTTGGCCGAAACCGGGATGAAACAGCTGTTCCGGGGACTGCTTCGAGAGATAGTCAACAGCCCCAACCAAGTTCGTACGGTCCAGCTTCGCGGCAAATGGGTTGATGTAAATCCGTCAACATTTGATCCGACGATGCGCATATCGGTAAACCCGACCCTCGGGAAGGGTTCCGATATGACGCGGCTAATGGTTCTGCAGGAGGTGAAAGCCACGCAGACCGCTATCATGACCCAATTCGGTGTGGAGAATCCTCTCTGTGGCGTCCAGGAATTTCGGAATACCCTCGTCGATATCCTCGCAATCGCCAACGTCAAGAACGTGGGGAGGTACTATCGCGAGATCACCGAGGAGCAAGTCAAGAAAATTGCTGAGACACCCAAAGAGCCCGATGCAGCCACCCTTCTCGCGCAGTCCGAGATGGAAAAGAATCGCGTCAAGATGGCTACAGAAATCTCCAAATCGAACTTCAACGATCGGAAACTACGCGTGGATGATGATTTCCGCCGCGATCAGGCGGTTATCAAGGGACTCCTTGATGCGGCCAAGATAGAGGCCCAATTCGCTGTTGACGTCAATGAAGCCGAATTCGAGGCTGAAAATACCCCACAGGAAGTGCCGCAACCCGCTCCACCCCCGCTCCCAGTACCTTCAATAGCAGGACCACCCGATGGACAACAAGATGCCCAGTACGGAGCCGGAACCCCGCCTCAATAACCACGATGTGGAGGAGAGGGCGGCTCAGGCGGAATCAATGTTAGCCAGCGAAATGTTCCGTTCTGCTATGGACGGTGTATATTCCAGGGCGGTTGGAACACTACTGGAGGCGGATATAGGTAGCTTGACAGCCACCGGGGCGCATGCTACCATGAAGGCAGTCATTGACATTAGAAGTCAGTTGGAACAGTACGTCAACGACCACAAAATGCGTCAGAAATACAATAAAGGGGATGTGTAATGGCAGATGGACCTCAGGCATCAAACGAGATGCCTATTGAATCTCTGTTCCCCAATGTCGGCGAAGTAGAAGTCGATGAGGAATCCCCCGCGAAGGGCGGCGGAGACGATCCAGAGGAAAAAATCTATGGCAAAGATTCGAAGCCCGCAGCCGGTCCAAGGGATCCTAGCGAAGAAGATGGATCAGATAGCGACAGCGACGATGACGAGGGGGACGCTGGAGAAGATGAGTCCGACGACGGGGATGACGATTCTGGAGAGGAAGGGGCCGAGGATAAAGAAGAAGCTGCAATACTCGCCCGGAAAGTTGAAGTTACGGTCGATGGGAAGCCTGTAGAGGTTTCCGTCAAGGAAGCTCTCGACGGTTATATCCGGACCGAGACTTTCCATCAGCGAATGAATCAGCTGGACGAGGCGAAAAAGATAGTTCGCCGCGCCGCTGCCGATGCTGTGCAAAATTATGAGTACTCAATGAACATGGCGCGTCAGATGCAAGCGCACATGGAACAGATGATTCCCAAAGAGCCGGATTGGGATGCAGAATTCGCCAAAGACCCCGCACACGCGCGGGAACTACAACGTTACTACGAGAAAGCAAATGGGTTCCGTGCGCAAATGAACGCCCAGATGCAAGAAGTAATGCATAAGCAGACGGAATCAAGTCAAGTCCAGTTGGCGGCATTCGCTGAGGAAGAAGCCGCAAGGTTCGAAGCTGCGAACCGTAAGAATTGGAGCGATCCCAAGAAGAAGGCTAAGGACTTGCAATCTATGCGCAAGACCGGGTTGGCTTCCGGGTTCTCCGAGGAAGAATTGTCGCAAGTATACGACAGCAGGATGCTTCAGGTTCTCTTGAAGGCATCGAAGTACGACCGAATGATGGCTGCCAAGCCTAAGCCAGTCGTTCAACAGCCGCAAGGCAAGCCGATTGCTCCGGGAGCGGGAAGCGCTAAGTCGCGCACGGCTCAGAAGGGTGTATCTTCGGCAATGAAGAGGCTCAACCGCACCGGTCGCATGGACGATGCCGCCGTTGAGTTCGATCAACTCATTGCAAGAGGTAACTAGACATGCCCGTAACTACAGGTGCATTCACCACCTACGGAGCGAAAGGCAACCGCGAAGACCTTTCGAACTCCATCTACAACATCGACCCCTTCGACACCCCCATCATGTCGATGGCTCGCCGCCGGAATGCCAAGAACCGTACGTTCGACTGGCAGACCGAGAATCTTCCGGTCGTTGATCCCAACAACGCCCAACTCGAAGGCTTCGTGAACGTCAACAGCGCTTCCACTCCCACGGTTCGTCTGACGAACGTCGCGCAGATTTCGAAGCGCGATGCTACCGTCTCCGGATCACAGGAAGCAGCCGATGCCGCTGGCAAAGGTTCCGAGCTTGGCCACCAGATGGCTATGGCTTCCAAAGTCCTCAAGTCGGATATGGAAACCATCATGTGCTCGCGACAGGCACGTGTTGACGGCGATGCTACCGTTACCGCCCGTAAGACCGAAGCCATCGCTCATTGGCTTGGTCGCGCAACTGACAAGCTCG